TTAGCTGCTTATACATATAGTGACAGTGTAAGTCAAATATGGTTTGCACCAGCTGGTCCAAATCGTGGTCTAGCAACTGATTCATCAGGTGTAACTGCAGTTGGATATGTTGCTGGTACATTAGGAGCAGCTACTACATTTGTTGCTGTAAGTTTGAACGAAGGACAAAGAAATGCATTATATGGTGCACCTGCTCATATGAATCCAATATTTGATTCTCCTGGTACAGGAATAGCAATATGGGGACAAAGAACCTCAGTTGCTGGAAATTATTCAAGTGCACTGGATAGAGTTCATGTTGTTAGATTGTTAATGTATATTAAACGTAGTTTGCGTAAATCATTAGTTCAATATTTATTTGAACCTAATGATCAAATAACTCGTGATAATGTTAGATCATTAGTAATTGGATTTTTACACGATATTCAAGTTAAAAGAGGATTGTACGACTTTGCTGTATTATGCGACCTGTCTAATAATACTCCAGATAGGATTGATCGGTCAGAACTTTGGTGCGACATAGCTTGCAAACCGGTTAAAGCAGTTGAGTATATCTATGTGCCTATACGTGTTGTTAGCACTGGAGCCAAACTAACTGGTTAAAATAGTTGATATTTTTATAGTTTTATAATATAATCCCTATATTAATTATCAATATAGGGGTTTTTTATGTCAGATGAATTGATTAAGTGTGCAATATGTAATAGAGAATTTGCTGTATTAATAAATAGTCATTTAAAATCACATGGACTTACACAAAAAGAGTATGTAATATTATATCCAGATGCCCCTATAATGAGTGAAAATTATAGATTACGATTATCGGATCGATCTAAAATAGTAAATGCAGTAAGAAAAGGTATACCGAGATCTGATGAAGTTAAAGCTAAAATAAGTAAGGCTAATAAAGGTAAAATTGGACATAACAAGGGTAAACATATGTCTATGGAGTTAAGAGCACTCATGTCTAAAGCACGAAAGGAAAAATACACATCTGGAGAAATAATACATTGGAATACAGGAAATACAACACCTGATAAGGTTAAGGCTAAAATTAGCGCTTCTCTTAAAGGTATTAATTACAACACAGCTGCAAGTATTATTAAGCGAAACAGAACAAGACAATCAAAAAAAGACAACGGGTGGATACCAGCTCAATCAACTATTGAATTTAAAGCACATATAAAGCAACAAAATCAATTAAAGTATGGCGTTGATTGGGTATTTCAACGCCCTGATATAAAAGAAAAAATTAAACAAACATGTATAAAGCGTTATGGAGTTGATAATCCATTAAAATCACCTCAAGTTATAAAAAAACGACAGTCAACATTATTGCAAAGATATGGAGTATTAAATTGTAAATATTTATGGTACGATGAAGGAGTGCGCGAGCAGCTAAAAGATGTGAATTTTTTAATCGACTTACATCACAATCAAAAAATATCAATAATGCAGATGGCTGAGCAGCTAAATGTAACAGATATAACTATTAGAAATTATTTAAACCGACATAATATAGAGCAACGATTTTATAATAGTTCTGTTGGATGTAATAGTCTAATTGACTTTATTCAATCATTGAGTGTTGAATTCTATACTAATACCAGAAAAATTATAGGTCCATCTGAGATAGATATTTACTTACCTGAATATAAATTAGGTATTGAATACAATGGAATATATTGGCATTCAGAACTAAAAGGTAGAGATAGTACGTACCATATTAATAAGTTTAACTCATGTAATAATGTTGGTGTACAATTAATTCAAATATACGATATCGAATGGTTACATAAGCAAGATATTGTGACATCAATAATTAAATCGATATTAAAATTAAATGAAAATGTAGAATTAAATTATAACATTATAGAGATATCAATAAACCAAGCTTCATCATTTTTTAATGAAACTCATATTTTATCGTACATCCCAGCTATAATACACGTAGGTTTATATCACAATGATGAAATATACGCAATTATGTCATTTAATGATATTGAACTAATTCAATACTCAACAAAGCTGAACACTAATATTAATAATGGTGCAAAATTATTACTTGATTATTATATACAAGCATACAATCCAATTAAAGTTATATCATACACGAATAATAGATGGAATGATGGTGTGCAGTATACAGAGTTAGGATTTAACCATATTGAGCATACTACTCCAAAATATTACTATTTTAAACATAATGATTGTCAGAATTTAATATCAAAATATGACGATATCGTTGAACTTGATTTTTTCAATCCAGAATTATCTGAATGGGAGAATATGCAATTAAATGGATATAATAGAATATGGGATTGTGGTAGTAGTAAGTGGGAATTAACAATATAACATAAAAAACCATACATTTCCTTTAATATGTATAAATATCTTAAACAGTATTACATACTATATAAGAGGATAATATTATTATGGCTACAATTACAGATTTCGGTATTGCTTCAAACTACAGAGGCATATTACAACCAAAACTAAAAAATAGATGGAGGGTTACTTTTGTACAAATTGGCGGTGGTTTAGCTGATGCAAGAGATCTTTCAATGCAAGCAGTTAGTGTATCAAGACCTCAACTTGATTTTGACGAAGTTGAAATTCATCGTTATAACTCAATCTCATTTGTCGCAAGTAAGCACAAGTGGAGTGAATGTTCAATTAGCTTTGAAGATGATGTTACAAGTGGAGCTACAAAAGTTATAAGAGATCAATTAGAGAAGCAACAATTATTAGTTGCACCAGGTGCAGGTCCATAGTTAGCCACAGCACCCGAAGCATCAAAATATAAATTTGGTATGAAAATTGAAATGCTTGATGGTGGAGTTAATATATTAGAAGTTTGGCATCTTGAAGGTTGTTGGTTAAAATCTATAAATTATACAGAGCTTGATTATACAGCTGGTGATCAAGTTAAAATAGATATATCAGTAAGATTTGATCATGCACATCAAGACATTAATTCATATACCACTGGTCAAGGTAGTGCATTAGGTGGCGGTAACATCTAAGCTATATGGCTGATGTAGGATCATTAGGGTCGAGTTTAGTTGGTGGTGTGTTTGATGCTACTGGAGCTGCGACCCAAGCTGCCATACAAGGTGCTGTAAGCACTGGAGTATCCCAATCAATAAGTGGATATAATGAGACAGTGCGACAAGGAATTGGTACAGCACTTGCATCTGGTGCAAATGGATTATTAGACTCTATTGGGATAAAGACAGCAAATATACCGATAGTAGGTGGAATATTGCAAAATGTTGCTCAATCTGGTATAACTGCTGCAGCTACAGTATTTGCACATATTATTGATGGAAATTTAACATTAAATAATCTTCCATTATTTGGTGATTATGCAACTAACAGTATATTAAGTGGTGACTCTGGTAATATTGGAAGTATTGCTGGTGGATTGAACACATTAACAGATACTGTTACAGGATTTGTAAGTTATGCGCTTAACAATGCTAATTTACCAGATATAGTTGCAGCACCTATATTAAACATGTTGAGCTCAACAGGTTTATCTGGTGCAGTCGGTGGAGTATTTCATTCAACTGGAGCGAACACAGTATCTACATCTTCATACGCAGCAGCACTTGATACTAATGTTACTCATTATGTTCCAAAATTTAAGTTTCTTTATATTGTTGAAATTCGATTTGTACAAAATGAGTACAACGATATCAATAATGATTTTACGTTTTTAATTAAACATTTTGAGCGACCAAAGATTACTATTGAACATGATGAGGTAAATTTTTACGGATATAGATCTATGGTTCCAAAAAGAACCGTATATCAACCCATCAATCTCGATATGCATGATGATATTAAAAACTTATCAATGAATTTTCTTGTTTCGTATTTACGTAGAGTTAGTCCTATATTCAATCAAACATCATCCGCTTTATATGAAAAGAATAGTATGAATTTTAGTAATCCTACAAGTTCATATGGATTAAATACACATAATGATAATGTCAGTATTATTGAGCATATAAAAGTATATCATCTTTTTAATTTTAATGCATCTATGGATGTATATACATTTTTTAATCCTAAAATACTTGAAGTTACATTGGATGATCTTGATATGAGTAGTGGAACTGAAGGTAATATGATATCATTAAATATTGCTTATGATGGTGTAACTATAGACAATGGTATTAAAGCTAAAGTACCTGAAAGTAAGCTTAAATTATTAGAATTAAAAGCTAATGAAACAGGGCAGGATTTGGGAATACCAACAGCAAGAAGAGCTAATACAAATAGAAAACACGCTAATGATCTTAATGTGGTTATTAGTGGTAGTAAGAGTGGTGGTACAACATTAAATCCATTGAACACTATTAAAAGTGTAGCCAAAAATAATATATTTGAAAATGCAGTTAATCTTGCTAAATCAAGTCCACTATTTAATCAACCATTAATGTCTCCATTAATTGATAAAGCAACAAATATGAATTATGATTTAAGTTTTTTAAGTCAAAAGGTACCTACAGCATTAGATCCATTAAGTTCTGGTATTGGACAAACATCACCATTTAATCCTGATGTATTTAGTCCTGGTGCAGTTAATCTTGCTAACAATATGTTAAGTGATCTTAAATTTAGATAATATGAGTGTATTTACTCAGGGATATTATACTCCTAAGAATAAAGAAAAGTATATGGGGGATCTTAATAAGATACGATATATGAGTTCATGGGAATTAAACTTACATTCATTTCTTGATAATAACCCTAATGTTATTAGATGGTCATCTGAGCCCATTGCAATCCCGTACATCAAACCGACAGACGGTATAATGCACAAATATTATCCAGATTATTACGTAGAGTATATAGATAAAGATAAGATCTTAAAAAAAGAAATAATTGAGGTAAAGCCTCACAAACAAACTATTGTTTCTAAGTCAAAAAATAGAAGGTCTAAGTTATACGAAGACCTACAACTTGCAGTAAATACAGCTAAATGGAAAGCATGTCAATTGTTTTGCAATAAACATGGCTTCACATTTAGGTTATTAACCGAAAAGCAAATGTTTGGTTAATTTTTGTATTGTTTTTTACGATATCTCTTCCAATTACGGTTATAAGTATCTCTGCAAGTTAAATCATCGTATGTAGTTGGTAAGTTATGATGATTACGACTATATCTCCATATTGGCTCACCTTCTTCTTTGATAACACTTACAGATGCACGACGTTCACTAATAGTTTTTGGTCTACGATGGTAGTGACTACGATTATGTCTTTTAAACCCATAAAAGTAGTTAGAATAACGTTCTTTTTGTTTTTTACTAATTGCACGAAAGTTACCAAGTAATGTATCTCTGCTATATCTTACTCCATTATAATTTTCAACAACCAAGCGGTAGTCAAATGGATTGTGAGAGAATAACTCAGCTAATGAGGATCCATGAATATAATATATAGATCTAAAATGATTATATATATCGTTGATATTATCAAAACATCCAATCTCTACATTAACATTTGTGTAATAATCTCTTTTGTATACTGTTAACATGTATTTCTCCTAATTAAGTTTTAAAGTACTTAATGGAAATTACATCTCCCGCGTATTTTGTATCTGTTCATCTCTTTTTCCTTGTTTTGAGTTATTTATCAGAGGTAGTAGGGCTGTGTACAATTTTGTAGTAAAAGCCATACTGTAAACATAAAGTCTATACAAATCAACCCACTAGGTGCCTTAATTAATTAAAAAAATATTGCTCTTGATTTTCCTCCCTTCCACAAAAAGAATTATATAGCTATTTCACACAAAGTGCAACTGTTTTTTATTTAATTATAAAGTAATTTCTGATTGAGTTCTTTCGTTCTCTCGTGTATTTCTTTATTAGTTATATCTACTTAATGATTTAATAATGTTTAAGCAGAGCCCTTATCTCTCATTGAGTATTATAGACTATATATGTAGTTTATTCAACTATATTTATATGACACCCCTTGTAATAAAGTATAATAAATACCTACATATAAAAACAACAAGTTAGGTAATATAATGAGAACAACTACTGTAGAGACAATAATAGAGCACCCACTTGAAAATGTATTTGGAATAGAGTCTGGTACCACAATTATTGATATTCTGCAGGTTGAATCAGATATTGTCGAAGAGCGATTATATGATGATAAGGATGTTGAAATTGAAAATCAATTTGAAAACATATACAACACTGCATTATTAGCATTTCAAGCTCAAACAAGTACTGTGAGTATGGGTGGAGATCCAAGAGGACAAGCTCGTAACATGGAGGTCGCCAACGGGTTTTTAAATACTGCACTAACTGCTGCAAAAGAAAAAGCTAATTTAAAACAACAAAAAGAAAAAATAAAAAATATAACAAAATCTGATACAAATATAACCAATAATAATTTGATAATGGATCGTGATGAGTTATTAAAAATAATGATGAATAGATAATAGATGGCTAAAAGAAATCCGTATTTAAAAAAAGCAGGTGTACTTGATGAATACACTGCAGATCAAATGCATGAATTGGTACGATGTGCAACAGACCCTTTATATTTCGTAGATAATTATTGTAAGATTGTACATCCTATTTTAGGTGTTGTGCCTTTTACATTGCATGGTTATCAAAGAAATTTAATACACAGCTATCATACAGCAACCAACTCTATAATTCTTAGTCCAAGGCAAACAGGGAAATCCACCACAGCTAGTGCATTCCTTTTATGGTTCGCTATATTTCATGAGAATAAACATATACTTATAGTTTCTAATAGGAACTCTGGCTCAATGGAGATGATTACTCGTATTGAATTTATGTATGAGCATCTTCCCCATTGGCTTAAGCCCGCCATAGATGCTGAACACTGGAATATGCATTCAAAGTGGTTTTCAAATGGCAGCAAATTGGATTCAGAAGCTACAACTCCACAAAGTGGTCGTGGATTATCAATTTCACTCTTGTTTTGTGACGAATTTGCGCACGTAGATCAAAATGTCGCAGAATTGTTTTGGACCGCTATATCTCCAACATTAGCCACAGGTGGTAAAGCTCTTATTGCTTCTACTCCAAATGGTGATAGTAATCTTTATGCTCAATTATGGAGGGGTGCACTTGCAGGTACCAATGGTTTTAATCCAATAGAGATTAAATGGGATGAACCACCAGGCAGGGATGAAATATTTAAACAAGAACAAATAGGTAAGATAGGGTTATTAAAGTGGTCACAAGAATATGAATGTGTTTTCATTTCCTCAGATCCACTATTGATTAACTCATTATTTTTATCAACATATCCAGAAGAAGAATTACCTGAAGTGGATGCTCGTGGTATAGTCTGGTTTTCTAAGACAGATTCAAAAAAATCCTATATTATTGGAATAGATCCTGCAACTGGATCAGGAAGTGATTTTACAGTTATAAGTATTTTCTCATTTCCAGATCTTGAACAAGTTGCAGAATTTAGATCAAATACAACATCTTCTGCTACAGTATACACTACCTTTAAGTATATAATGAAAAAATTAATACATGAAGGTATAACAAATATATATTTTAGTGTTGAAAATAATGGAGTTGGTGAAGGATTTATTGGAATATATCAAATGGATGATGATTCACCTGAAGTTGGTGAATTTATATCAGAAGAAGGTAAGAACCGAGCTGGTATGAATACAAGTGGTAAATCAAAATCTAAAGCGTGTATTAATTTTAAAAATTTATTTGAAAGCGGAAGGTTAAAAGTAAGATCTAAAAATGCTATTAATGAAATGAAGCATTATGTGAGGTCTGCTGGTAGTTATGGAGCTCGTCGAGGAGCAACGGATGACTGTATTGCTTCTTTATTAATAGTTGTGCGTATATTAGATGAATTAGTACAATACGAAGATAATGTATATGAAGTATTGTATGACACTGGATTAGTTAATGAATTTGATACAGAAAGTAAAAATGGAGATGATGCTCCAGTTCCCATGTTATTAGGTGTAGGTAGTGGATTTAGTGAGTCAAGATACGCCAATTACAAAATTGGTAAATTTCATGATATAAATAATCCAGATTCGTTTGATCCGTGGGGAGATAATTATCCGTTTTTAGGATAATCAGTTGATTA